GCACATTACCTTTTAATGCTTTTTCCGATAGAGTGTGGATCGCGGTCCCACGGTTCGCGGCCTCACCGCCTTTGGAAGTAATGTTACGCACATCGATGAGATGCACGGACCCAGGGCATACCATCCAGCGGTCTGCGGCGGACGGGGAAAGCTTGGCGTGAGCTGCCATATTAAGCCTCTAATAGTTTTGCAAATGAGGAGTATTGATCTTTGGGCAACGCTGATAGTTTATCAGCTTTTAGTTCAGAGAGGGCTGCTTTGACCGTGTCCATGTTACCGTCTTTATCGATGCGCGTCTTTGCCAAAACACGCAGGTCATCGAGAGTGAAGTCCTTAGGCTTAGCCTTGGGTTCGGCCTTGGGCTCTGACTGCGCTGCGACTTCTGGTCGCATGCAATCTTCGATCAGCAAGCCCGCGATGTCTTCCAATTGCTTTGCAATTTTTAAAAGTTGTGATTTTTCCATGTCTTCTTCCTTTACGAGTTGATTGATGATATCCGTCTTATCCAAGATGGAGTGTAACTGCATAGAATCGATTGACTTGCTAATGGTTAGCACATCAACCTGTACATGCTCTTTTTGGCCGATCCTGTGGCAGCGGTCTGAGGCCTGATGCAGGTCGGCAGGTGTCCAAGTCGTCTCTACAAATACTACATAGCTGGCTGCCGTAAGCGTAATGCCCACGCCCGCAGCCTTGATATTGCCAATAAAGACTCGGGCCTTTTTATTCTGGAAATCATCGACCGCACTTTGGCGGGCATCTTTGGTAGTCGATCCGGTGATGATACGCACGCCGTAGTCATGGAGGGAGTCAGCCAAAGAGTTGATGATATCGGTATGCCAAGCAAAGATCACGACGTTCTGTTCGTGCTCTAAGACATTCTTAATATGTTCTACAGCCAAAGGCAATTTGCGCTGAGCGTTCAGCTTCTGGATGTCCGCAATCGCTTCGAAAGGAATAGCATGGAGAGGGCGGTCAATATCTTGGCGCAAAAGCTTCTTTTCTTGGGCACTGATCGGCAGGTCAAGTTCGACGATGCGGTACGTCTTTGCCGGCAGCTCAGGCAGAGCGCTCTCTTTGGTGACACGCAGCATATAGTCGGACAGCTTCTCGTATAACTCCTCGAGTCGCGATGCACCGGAAACATCAAAGGATCCCCATGGTGTGGTCCATCCCGCACAGTAACGCCTGCCAAAATTGATGTAGTCTAATTTGGTGCCACCGATAGCTTTTAGTAAGGCAAATAGTTCTATAGGGCGGTTCACTACCGGGGTCCCTGATAATAGGCGTACCTTGGGAATTGATTTTATGAGCTTGACGCAGGCCTTAGTGCGTTTGGCAGTCGCCGATTTTGCATAATGGCACTCATCGATCACAAGCGTTTGATACGCGGTAGGGAGAATGAATTTATGCAAAATGTCGTAGTTAATGATAGTCAGGTCAGCGTGCAGGTCGATGACCTTAGTAGACCCATCGATGATCTGGAAGGTCGACCCAGGGCGCCACATCTCTAGTTCGCGGGACCAGTTAATCTTTAAGGTGGTAGGACAGACCACTAAAGCTGGGAACTGCATGTCAGTGCAGGCGACCGCAGTCTTTCCCAGCCCTTGATCAAGGGCCAGAAAAGCTTTAGGCCTCTGGGCTAACCAGAGGACCGCATCGCATTGATAGCTATAGAGGTTCATTCCTTGTCTTTGTAGTTTAAGACGGGTTCGAGTTCGGCGATCAAGTCAATGAGCATTTTAGCCTTTTGGTGATTACCATTGCCAATTTCACGAAAAGCAATACCTGAGATCGCGTTGATCACGTTGGTATTGGCTTCGTTCCATGCCAAACGGGCGACACGTTTATCGGCGGAATTTAAGTTTAGAAGCAAGTCTTGATATGTCATGATAGTGTCCTCGGCTTAGCGGCTTGTTGTCTTAATGGAAAAGACGGCAGTCGTCTTAGTGAAGTGCTTAAGAATTGTGGGGTCAACATTAAGGTGGGCATAGACCGCTTTATGGTCAATCGTGTCGCGGTTGCATTCTGTATAGGTAGACTTGAAGAATGAACCTTCGAAGACTTTAGGGCCACCTGCAGTTGCTGCATCTTTCATACGGTCTTTAATGAGGTCGGCTTGCTTGGTGAGTTCAGCGATCTGGGCAAGCAACATACCGAGTTGGTCTGCGACGTTTTGACTGTTAATCATGGTATTTCCTTTAAGAGGTTTTCGACATTTGGTTAGTAAGAGATTGCATTATACACTGAAAATTTTATTTGTATAGCGCCTTTGTGTAAATTTTTATACGGGGCTGGGGGCTGGCTAGGCCCCCTGTGTGGTTGGATTAGGCGAAGACTTCGTTAGATTCCAGCACACGTTCCAAGCGGTTTTGATTAAAGATCAGGCCCGTTGCTGCCGTCTCTTCCTTATAAGGCTTATGCGTGACGTAGTCGGTCAGGGTGTTATACAGGGCGTATGCATTGCAGCCTAACTCATTGGTGTATGCGTCCCACTTACTGACTACACCGCGGATTGTCTTGGTAGCCATCGCCTTTTCGTCTGTGTGGTCGACGTTAAAGAACTGGCCGATGACTTCCATCGCAGTCCTGTCATTGATCTTACGGGCCATCATACCTGTCCAGTATTCGCCTGCGGTCCTGAAATTCTGCAACATGGCGATGACTTTGGCAGCACCCGCTTCTACATCGAGCGACGGATTATGCGCCGATGAGTAGGCGCCCACAGTCTTACCAATGATCTGGCCATTAAGGCATTTGACGCGGAAGCCACCGACTTTAGTGACGTAGCGGGTAGAACCGTCAAAAGAATTTAGCGCGACGATCTGCAACTGTGTCTTAGATGTGTCACCGAAAGTGCCGACGGTTTCATTGGGGAAGCGGAAATCGACCATAGTCTTCGCGCCGTTATTGGCGAATTTGACATTGACTTCTGCATCAGTCGCATCGATACCTGAATCGATGACATTGCGGAGGAAGCTGTTAAAGATTTCTTCGTTAGAGACTGTGCGGTAAGAAGTAGAGACGACAGACATTGGCATGCCGGTGCGTTCATTGATCAAAGTCTTTTTACCGGGGATGACGATACCTGATGCAGTTTGGATCGCTTCTTCACGCACATTGAACAGTGCGTTTTTGTCTTGAAGTTGTGCCATCAGGTTGTTGTAAATTGCGTTTGACATTTTATTTCCTTTACGAGATTTGATTTGATTTGGTTTGAAATTAACCGCGGGACAACGAGATAAACATATCGGCACATTCGGAGACCGACATGTCCGCATAGCTATCTAATTCTGCATCTGTTGCATGGATGACTAAAGCAAAAGCATTGTATGGCACTCGCATACCAATCTTTTTCATTTCTGTGAGTTCTTTCATTACGTGTGAGCGATTCATGATGTTTCCTTTTCGACATTTTGGTTAGGTGTGCAACTCGCACAAGCAAAATATACAGCAAAAATTTTAGTTGTGCGAGCTTTTGTGAACTTTTTTAAAAATATTTTCAATTATTTTTTAGCCGAGCGGGCTTTTGGCTTGGTCAGTCCCGAGAGTTTACGCAACTCCTCGTAGTCAGAACGCATCTCCTCTAGGCGGAAAGGCATCTTCGGGTCAGCATCCGCAGCCAACGCTGCGTAGCGCCCTATCTTCCCTCTGATAAGCATTAGGTTCACTGCTGGGACCGTCATACCAAGCGCGGCCGCAGTACTGGTCTTAGTCCCATAGTGGGCGATCAGTCTCTGCAAAGCTTTGAGTTCTAAACGTTTAATGGCACTGACGTGGCGGTCAAAGGGCGAGGTCGATGTCATGATAGATAGTCCTGTTAACAATAAAAATATAATTATATCGTAACGCTATCTACTTTGGTCCTTGCACGGTGTATGATAAACACCCATTGATTTTTTATTCTTAAAGGTCCGTATGATCGAGATAGAAAAAAACCCCAACGTATTCGGCGTCGGGGTTGAGATACTAGAACTAAGGAGTTTACTATGACGGCTATTTTACCGCAGAATACGATAGATATACTGCAAACTATTTTTGGCGATGACGTCCAGAACGCGGTCGTTGGCAGCTACAGTGAGGTGCCGCTCACGTATTGGAACGTGGACCGAGTCGGCACCTTATTAGAGCACGGCTTTACCAATCTCGCTTCGATGAACGATAACTACACCTGTGTAGGCACGTATGAGCAGAATTCGGCGCGAGCCAAAAGACTGGGGCACATGTGTAGGGGGATCTACTTAGTGGTGCTCGATGACATTGGCAGTAAGTATAACGCGCCTACTGGGTGGGGGCCGCCGTCCTACAGGATTCAGACCTCGATCAGCGACGCCGGGGTCGTGAACGAACAGTGGGGCTATTTCTTAGATAAGCCCATTAAAGATATTGCTTTTGCCAAGGTGTTTTTAAAGACTGTCGTCGGTGGGAGCGAGGCGAGTGATAAGATCGGAGACCTTAGCCGCTTTATCCGTCTCCCAGGGAGTAATAATAAGCCCAGCTACTCCGGCATACAGACAGTTCAGTACACCTCTTGGAATCCGGAATTTAAGTACAGCGTAGAGACCATGCTTGGCTGGGTGGGTAAGACAGTCGATGAGCTGCAGCGCTATGATGGCACACCCACGGCACTGGTGACCGATGCAGCGGACCACCCCATCGTGCAGGCATTTAATAGTGCGAACCTTCTGCTCGAGGATGCGCCCAATGATAAAGGCTGGCTAGGCGTGGTCTGCCCATGGGAGGATAAGCACTCTACGAAGACGGGGACGAAGACCGGCCTGATCATCAGAGAAGACGGCTCATGGCATGTGCACTGCTTCCACAGTTCTTGCAAGCCAGACACGACGGGGAAGCTTAATAACGCGGACGTTGTCCTTAAATTGGGCGAGCTAGGAGGTGAGGTCGCAGACAGCCATGAGATAGACTGTGCGAACTGGGCGGCCGTCAAGAGCTTGGCGGAGATTAAAGATAAGGACATTAGAAAGAAACCCAGTGAGGTCCTGCCTATAGAGAAGCGCTATGCTTTTATCATGACAGAGAACCTTTACTGGGACATGACCCTAAAGCTGCCAATTAAACGCGACGCACTGGACCATCAATGGAGCCATGTCTATACGGGGAGTAGGACACGACCGCTGATCACCAGAGTCTTGTCGCGCAACTTTAATAAGATCGTCCCCAGCGGCATTGGCTTCCACACCATAGACAGCGACATATTCGAGTACGAAGGCAACTCTTATGTGAACACATACAGGGCACCCACACTGGTCCCCATTGCAGGCGATGTCAGTCTATGGACGCGCCTGATGCAGCACATCTATGGCGAATACACCGATCTGGTCATCGACCACATGGCCTACACGGTCCAAAAGCCAGAGGAGAAGATCCGTTGGCAAGTATTGGTGCACGGTAAGCCCAGGACAGGCAAGACCTTGTCTATAGAGCCGTTAAAGCACGTGTTCGCCAATTCATGCAAGACCGTCGACGCGGTCGTCGATGAGAAGTTCGATGATGTATACGTGGGCAGCAAGGTCGTGATCTTCGAGGAGATCTGGGGAGACCGGAAGAGCTATAACCATATAAAGTCCAAGCTAGCCAACTCAGGCATGGACGTGCTAAACCCTAAGAGTCGAGCAAAGATCACCCAGATGAACCGCTACGCCATGTACATGTTCTCTAACCACGAGGACGCGCTAAGTATAGATAGGGAAGGCGATAAGTTATTGGTCATTAAAGGGCCTGACAGACCGCTCGAACCGGCTTTCTATGAACAGTACGGCGCCGAGATGATCTCCGGATACCTGTTTAATAAGGTCTATGACTTTTTACTTCAGCGCGACGTCAGCTCTTTTAGCCATGGCAGGCTACCCATTAGGACACAGGCTGCAATCGATATGGCAGCAGCTGCAGCGCCGGAGTCAGAATCTGTGATCGAGCATGCGATCCAAAATGGCTATGAACCCTTTGGGCGCTGCTATTTTGAGGACATAGAGATGCGCGAGGACTGCGAATCTTTTAAAACTATCGGCGTCGCCTACGAGACGGTGCGGCTCTATTTAAGCGAAAGACGTATCTATGGAAGGGCAACATCAGTTAAAAGTGTTTTAATAGAGCTGGGATTTGAGCTCATTAGAGGACAGAAAAAGGGGTATGACAACACGCCCGCGATCTACATCGAGGCAAAATACGGTGTGGGGAAACTAAGATCGGTAGAAATATTTGACTGGACATGCAAATTCTTTTTGCTCACAGACCGCCAAATGACGCAGGACATGAGGCGCTATGTGGCAAAGATGGGTTGGACAAAAGAGAATTTGCTGGTCGATATTACTAAAAAAGAGCAAGATTGGTCCATTTTGGACTAAAAAAGCAGGCAACAAGCGGGTAACAAGCAATAGAAAAAAATTGCTTGTTGTTAAAAGATGTATATATATCATATATTTACTGTAGGTAACTAGGCATCAAGCTATTTAACTATTAGTATAGGGATATTTATATAGCTCTAGAGTGTGCTCTAGTAAGGGGTGCGGAGCGCGGTTGTTTGATAGTTACCGTGGTGCTTTTATTAGGCAACTAGGCACCTTAGGCACCAAGCTATTATTGGGTTATATGAGAAAAGAGAGCACCGAGCAGATTATTTTGGTCAATAGGGTCAGGCAGCTCTATCCCGATGTGTTGATCTTCGCTATTCCAAATGGTGGGCAGCGATCTATCACCGAAGCCGTCAGGTTAAAAGCAGAAGGGGTCTTGGCAGGTATGCCTGACCTGTTCTTGGCAAGAGCAGGTGAGAACTCGCACGGTCTGTTTATTGAGATGAAAAGAGTTAAGGGTGGCAAGGTCAGCGCGAAGCAGCAAAGTGTTATGGAGACCTTAAAGCATGAGGGCTACGCTGTCCTAGTAGCTTATGGCTGCGATGAGGCATGGCCATATGTAGAACAGTATCTAAAAGAGGGTAAAACACAATAAAATGTGATAACGCAAATTTTCCATATAGGTTGCGAAATGGTTTGGACCAAAGGTAACCCTAAGCCTCCGGGCTCTGGGATGAAGAAGGGACAGGTCACAAAGCGAGTCGCCGACACGCAGCAGACCTTTCAAAAGATTGTGGACACTTACGGTGATCCACTATTAGCACTTGCCGAGATGGCGTTTAACCCTGCGAATGATATAAACATTAGACATAACAGTCTAAAGGAAGTGTCCAAGTATGGGTACGCTCAGCGCAAGGCAATCGAGGTCAGCGGCCCAGATGGTAGCCCGCTCGCAGTTGATATGAGAATGCAACTGATCGGTCAGATCACCGAAGCATTTGAAAAACTGGCCACAAAATGAGTCGTGTCTCGGCCGCTGAGATCACTGCCCTAAAGCAGGGCATGGCTCAGCTCGAGATAGAAGACCTTGCCATGATCGCATGGCGCCTCAGTTGGTTAAGCACCGCACGGGATAAACAACTCATGCCTGCAGGTGATTGGTGGACGACTTGGCTTATCTTGGCAGGTCGTGGCTGGGGGAAGACCAAGACAGGAGCCCAAGCACTGGGCTGGTATGCAGCCACCCACCCAGAGACGCGTGCAGGAATCATCGCACCGACGACCAATGACGTACGAGCTGTGTGCTTGGAAGGCGAGTCTGGTTTAATGGGCATCCTCCCAGAGTCCATCATTGCGAGCTATAACAAGTCACTGCTCGAGGTCACGCTAAAGAACGGCAGCATCATCCGTGGGTTCAGTGCAGAAGAGCCATCGCGCCTGCGAGGTCCACAGCACCACATAGTCTGGTGTGACGAAGCGGCCGCTTGGCAATACCCTGATGAGACGTGGTCCATGATGAAGTTCGGTCTACGTCTGGGCGAGACCCCAAAGGTCATAGTGACGACGACTCCGAAGCCCATCGATCTGGTGCGCCAGTTGGTCGAAGAGGCCGATGACGATAATAGTTCGACGATCATGACCTCGGGCTCGACATTCGAGAACAAAGACAATCTGGCTAAGAGCTTCATCGATGAGCTCGCCCAGTTCGAAGGCACGCAGCTCGGACGCCAAGAACTGTATGCAGAAGTGATCAGCGACCTAGAAGGCGGGATCATCAGCGAGAGTTGGTTCAAACTGTGGCCTGCCGACCGTCAGCTACCTAAGTTTGAATACGTCATCCAGAGCTACGATGCGGCGACTTCGGATAAGACCGTCAATGATCCGACCGCGTGCGTCGTCCTCGGGATCTTTAAGCCATCGCCCGATAAGCCGATGAGCGCGATGCTGATCGACTGCTGGAGCGAGCACATGCTTTATCCGGATCTGCGGCCTAAGGTGATCGACGAGTCTACCTCGATCTACGGCGATGAGAATGAATTTGGACACGGCAAGAAGGTCGACCTGATCCTGATCGAGGACAAGTCCGCAGGCATTAGCCTGATCCAAGACTTACAGCGCGCAGGCCTGAATGTGCGCGGCTATAACCCAGGGAACGCCGATAAGACCATGCGTCTTAACTTGGTCGCTCCCTTGATCCAACGTGGGCGAGTCTACTTACCTGAGTCTGAAGCAAGACCCGGGCATCCTCGTAAGTGGATCGAGCCTTTTATCCGCGAAGTCTGCAGCTTCCCCAACTCCAAGCATGATGACTACTGTGACGCGCTGAGCCAAGCGCTTCGCATCTTGCGCGACATGGGTCTGTTGGTCATTGACTCCTACACGGACACGACCTCAGAGTACGCAGATGAAGATAGGCCGAAGCGTGTGAACCCATACGCCGTCTAAACACATAGCACAGAGATACAGCCATGGCACAATTCGACGATGACGCACCACCACCGGGATACCGCTATGTGACTTCCGGCATGCCGGGAGGAGGTAGCGTTCGCTACTTAGAACCGATCGCTGATCGCTCCATCCCTCAGGCGACTCCGGAAGGTCAGTTCATACCGACCCCACCTTCGCTCGATCAGATGAAGTACGAGCTGAGCCGTCAGGCCGAGCAGAAAACTCTGCCCGAGTTCCTCGCGAACCTACCGACCGAGATGCTCAATCAAGCAATCGGCATCGGTGAGACAGGTGCTACATTGTTAGGCGGCATGGTCTCGCCCATCGCTGCGGCTGCAGCTGGAGTAGGTAAGAACATCTATGATTACTTCGATAAAGGCCGGATCGATCCAAAGGCCACGAAAGAGTTTGCCAATGAGGCAGCTCGCCTGTTCTCCTATGTACCTGTCACGCCTGCTGGACAGTCCATCGTCGAAGCCGTGGGCGAAGCGCCTGCATACATTATGGGTACTGGGCAAGGTCTGCCTCCGATCGTCTCTGGCATCAATCCCAGAGCGTTCCAGACCGCGCCCGTGGTCGGTCCTCTAACTGCCGGTGTGAAGCGTGACATCAGTCAGTTTAGCAATGACGTGTTCAATGCCCAGCGTGGAATCACACCCGGGTATGCAACGCTAGGCTCAGAGTTTAGCGACGCGTTTGTGACACCGCGCCCTAACGTCTATGAGATGTTGGCAGGCTTGGAACCTTCTAATGTACCGAGCACAGCATCGCCAGCCGTGAAACCAGTAGGCAAAGGCACCACTCTCTACGATCTATTCGAACCGTTTTCGTCCGCAGCCAATCCATCCGGCATGACAGAGATTTTGGCCCAAACATACAAACCAGTTTATCAAAACGTATTGACTGATAAGTATAGAGCAGGCCCGGCTGTAAATAGATACACAGACACAATTGAAAGAATGTATCCTGATTTTGGCGGAACAATCTTTGATGAACTTAAAAAATATGTTGCTGAAAAAGTAGGCTTCGTACCCGAACATCAAAAGCCCTATCAAATACAACTGGTAGAGCAAGCAAATAATTTTGCCAATGATTGGAATGCTAAGAATCCGGATAATAAGATACCTACATTTGATCAGTTTTTAGTTGCGAATACTGCGTATAACCAATGGTTATTAGGACCGAATAAGAACTACATGGAACGGCAGATGGGCACCGGTGTCACGACCGACCCAGTGCTCGCTGAGATTGAAAAGACAGGTCTAAATCTATTTCCAGATG